CTTGACTAATGCCTTTACTAATTCCTTGATTATCGTTGACTAATAGTCCATTCGCCTGTGTGCCAGTGGCGGGCTGGCTTCCGCCTTCTCCTGCCGGTCCTGATGATCCTGCGGCAGCGCTTCCGCCTTCACCATCAAATAACCGGAGATTGATCTTAAATTTTTTCATAAAGCTCCTTTCAGCTCTGCGCGGTCTCTCCCGTGAGTCTTGAGGAACATGAGTTCCATTAATCACAATTTACTACGTACAAAAAAATGTACGTACCGACCTAAAAAAGAAATAAAAAAATCCCCGGACATAAAGTCCGGAGAAAGTAAGTAGGATATAAAAAAACAGTCAATGTTCATCTTTATAATGCATGAAAGTCCCGTCCCGTTTAAGTTCAGCATATACTTCTCTGATATGCTTGATCGAATCATCCGCAACTGAATTGATGTACCTATGATGAGTCTGGCAGAACTTTTCATACTTGTCGCAATCAACCAGGATAGCATCGAACATATCTTTCCTGTGCGGCCGCTTCTCAATCAGTTCATCGTCGAATCTGATAATACGTGTTCGCCGGCTGTCCATTAGGTCCTCTTTGATCTCATCCAGGGAAAGCTGTCTTTGCAACCACTTGCAAAGTACTGACCACGGATTAATCTTAATCGGCGATATCTCCACTAGGGAAAGTATCAAGAAAAGCAAAATGGACAAATTCCCAAGATTTAGTTGATTTAATAATTCAGTTAATTTCATTCCTTGATACTCTCCCCCACAAGTATTTTAATACTTCATTTAAAATAATTAATCATCTATTACCACATTACTGCCTGTTATCACATGTCCAAGTTCATCTAAGTTACCTTTGTATACGATTGTGGTATTGTCAGCAGTTAATTCAAGCGAATTTAAAGTTGCACCATCATACATGTTGTTGCCGACCATTGTGAGTTTAATTTTGTTATTTCCCCCATCTGACATAGTTTTTAAAATTGTCTTAGGACATATATCTAAATCCGTTGTGTCATTACCGCTCGCTTTCATAAATATATTTCCTGTTAAAGCGGCAATAATATCTGTGACAGTTGAAATTAACACTATTTGTGCTTCTTCTCCTCTGACTCCCCCCGACCTAAAATAATTACCAGTGATTGTTATGGATTTTGCTTGTGACGCATCAGAAAAAGAATTGCCATTAATAACTATGCTTCCTCTCATGTTGTAATCGAATTGTACGCCTGTTATTGTGATACCTTGTGAACCACCTATCCATATACCGTGTCCGTTCCATTCTATTTTACCACCCGAAATGTTTGAATGATTTGAACCCGTAGAAAGAAGTATTCCTGTACCATTTCTTCCTAATCCATCGTCATCATCTAGTTCTTTGCCTAATGTATTAGTATTTATATAATTATCCGTGTATTGTGAATCCCCCGAACAAACTGTTTCGATTCCTGTTCTACATGCAGAAACATTATTTCGTGCAATTTTATTAAGTCCCGAATAATTTATATATAGACCTTTACTAAACTTTAATATATTGCAATCATCAATTTCGTTCATGTGTGATTCATACAACTGTATTCCTACATGCAGGGTACTTGATACACCTTCAATTGTTATTCCGCTTATCTTTGAAAGTTTGCATCTATATAAATATATAACTCCATTTATACCTAAGTTTTGGTAATTGGAATCAATAATTATTTTAGGTTTGTTAACAGAAGTAAAATATCCCGAAATGCCACACCCCCTAAGAATAAAGCCTTGAGCATTTGATACAACAAGTGGACTTCCAACATAATAAGTTCTTTGTGAAAGCTGCACCACTTTTTTATACTTTACCGCAAAGTCTATCGCCGCTTGAATACTATCTTTATCATCTGTAACACCATCACCAACTGCACCGAACATTTCGGGACTCACATAATCTATATTATGTTCTATATACTGTATAGGGGTTGTATTATATTCGACACCGATTTTATGATGATTTGCCCAAACATTATTAGAACCAAAACCGATTTTGATTTCAATTGGATTTATAGTTTCTGCTTCTTCTGCATGTTTCACATACACTACCTCTGCTCCAATTGTTGGTTTTCCTCCCTCAGTGTATACATCTCTATCACTATACCAATATCCATTAATATTTTCATTATTATATGAAGCGATGTGCCCATAATTATTTAATACTTTTCCAGTGCGCAAATTTACCACGCAACCATAATACTGATTGGAAAATTCTAAATATTTTTCATCTATTCTTATGTTTGAGTCGATGGTTCTATCTTTTCCTATAAAAAGTTTTGGATAAATCGTAACATCTATTGTTGTTCCTCTTGGTATGGACATATAAACTGAATAATCACGATATTGGTCAACCGTAATAGTTCTCTTTTTTACACTATATGTCAATTTATCAGACCTAAAATATAATGCGCAATGTTCGGGCAAAGTATCCCCATCATATTTGAGTGTATAAGTTCCTTTTTGGAGAATAAAATGGTCTTCCGTTTTTATAAAGTTATGGTAATAATCCCCTGTTGCTGTTCCGTAAAATCTTATTCCACCGTTGTCTACATTTTCCATTGTAATTCCGCCTCCATTCGTAACAGGGCGCAAATTCGGAAACATGTTTTCACCTGTTGACATGATATAAATGTCATTTATTTGCTCAAATGGTCTGATATTAGTAGATGATGGTGTTCCACTTCCCTCTTGTTTTGGCATAATATGAACCATTCTTAAACTTGATTCTTCGCCATCTCTTATTTTTGCAACGCTGTCCTCGATATACGAAGGAAGTTTCGCTTTTTCTATATTATCAGATATACCATCAAGGTCTATATAAGAATCATTTTCCCATACAGCATCAACATATGTATGTTGTGAACTTTGTGCAACTACTGTTGAGTATGTGCATAGTCTAATAAAAGCAGTAGAGCTATTCACAGGACTAATATAATTTTCATAAGTACCGTTTTTTTCTAAAAAATTAAAATCATTGTCATATTCAAAAACTATTACTAACATGGCATTGATGGTCGCTCTTACTTTTACTTTCTTTCCCAAAACTGGTGTGAAAAATTTAGTCCGTTGATTATAAATAGAGTCTCCCTCAACACCATTGTCAATTAATTGCCCATTTTCCCATATAAAAGGTATTTCAGTATCTTTGTTATATACAACATTTATAATAGAATTTGAAACTTTTTTATCAACTGCTATTTCACTTTTTAAATTGTTATCATTTGTTCTGATTGCATCGCCTAATGTAGAATATGTTTTGCCGTCGGCACCTATTCTTGCGTTTTGTACTTCGGCGGCACTTGGTGCTTCTCCTGATGGCGCGATAATCTGATTTATCTGAGATTGTAAATTAGAGTCTGCCGATGCTCTTGTTGCCGCTTCAGAATTAATATTGCCCTGTAAGGTATTATCGGCTGACTGTCTGGCTGTCGCTTCTGCGGTATCTGCGTTCTGTCTTGCCGTAGCTTCAGCCGCTACCGCCGCAACCCAGTCCTCGGTATCATCCTCCATTTCCTCATAAACATTCTCAAACTGTTTCCTGATCGCACTCCCCAAAGAACCGTAGACTATATTATCCGCACCTACACGCGCGTCAACTATCTCTTCCTCAACCTCTGTTGCCGGTGATTCTTCCCGGATCCGGACAACCTCATCCATTCTGAGGTTAAGCTGATTCACGTTATCGCGGACCTTCCCCCACTCAGCTTCATACTGCTCAAGCTGTGTAAGATCTCCCTCATAATGTCCCGGTGTATTGATATGATCCTCAACAAAAAAGGCAGACTTATACGAAGTCCACTTGCAAACACCATCTTCATCCAGGGCCCGGATCTGAACGAGCACGGTACCCGGAACCTGAAGCATTGAATTATTTATCGTAAGAACAAGGTTGATGTCCTTGTCCGTAACTTCTTTAAGCAAACTTGCAGCATCGGTTGAACCGTTAGCGTACAAGATATCCAGATTAAATGTAAGCGCAGCAAGATCCACTCCACCGGAAGTCACTCTCTTTAAGTGGAAATGCCTTGTCTCAGTATTATCATCGTAGCATGTGCCGATATTATATTCTTCTCTTGGGATAAGTAATTCCCTGTTAATAACTTCTATCAAAGCTATCCTCCTTCCATATCTTTTAAAAAAGGGAGATTGCCGGAGCAACCTCCCCTCTAAACGATATTCAGTTAAAATTAACCGCCCATCTTAGTGATGCAGTCCTGGAGCGCACGTCTGTCTCTCTCGGAATTTGTCCTTTCGAGCATGTGACGCAGCTCATTTGCTAATTCTGTACCGTTCTCACGACTGTAAAAGCCGTAGCTCCCACCGTCGTTGTTTCCATAACTCCCACCGCCGTTGTTGCTGTTGCTTCCGCCGGTGTAGCTGTGACCGTTGTATTCGTCTCTTGAATACCTGGTCATGTATCTTCCGGAGTAGCCGTTCTCGCTACCCCTCATGGCCTGGATAGTCTCGATAGACTTAAGCGTGTGGCAGAGCTTGTCCACTGCATCCAGATTACTCATGGATAACTCGCCCTTCATAGCCATCTGATCAAGACCTTCGCAGACCATGTTCTTAATCTTGTCTAATGATTCGTTCATGATGCCCTTTCTACAATGATATTAGCGTTCTGTACTATGACCGGAATTGTACTTGTGTTCCTCACTGATATTGAAGAGCACGCGCAAATGTATGGAACTGTTACGATGATATCAGCACCAACATTGTCGAAAGCACCTACAACGGTCACATCAGATATCATTATGCTTGACGGATCAATCTCACCGTCTATCGCAATAGCAAGTGATATGCCGTCCGCAGGTGCTGTCTCACCCTCCGGGATAGCAATGTTCGCATGGAAAGCAACCTCATAATTAGTGTTGCGTCTCCAGCAGCTTGTAATATTCTGGCGGAAAAATTTATTGGCAAGTCGGAAAAGTCCTGAACCGTCTCTGTGGTATACCATACCGCTGGGACACGGCACCGGGCTTTCTGTGAAAATCACGCTGCCGCCAACAGGCACGGTCTGTGCCGCATTAGCTGAATACTCGGCTCCCATATAAACACCTCCAATTACATGCCGCATCCACATCCACAAGGATTAACCTGCTGATTACATGTGAATATAGGTGTTCTGCCATATACCGGAGTACTTGGAATTGGACAAGTGGATAATCTTGTATAGAACGTCTCGTTCTGCTGATTTATTTCATTTGCGATAAATGCGTTCTGCGCGGTCTGTGACTCTCTGAGGGTAGCCATGTTAAGCTGCGACTGTAAGCCTCTGATCTGGTCATTCTTTGCATCGACCTGTGCCTTAACGCCATCCAGTTCAAGCTGGCAAAGCTTGTCGAGAATAGCTTGTGTTCCTCTGGTCTGCGACTCAATGATATCTCTCGTATTGTTCGCATCGGAGAATCTTGTTGCATTACCTTCGTTCTGGATAATGTTCTGAGTCTGACATGATGCAAGACGGTTCTCACAACAGCAATCAGCAAGCTGTGACTGCATACTGTTGAATCCCTGAAGCATAGCTGTCTGATTTGCAAAGGACTGCTGCATGTTCGCCATCTGTCTTGTGTTTGCGCCCTGCTCAACGTTGGCAAAGCCGTTGCAAAGCTGTGTCTGAATACCGTTGACACCGTTTCTTATCTCTGTGATGTTATCGTTGATCATCTGGTCGCGGAAACCACTGTTGATCTGGTCACTCTGGTTCATCCATGGATAAAGGCCACCGTAATTTCCGGCTCCGTTTCCGGCTCCGTTGCATAAACCGGAACCGCCCCATCCCATAAACATAAACAGGAAGAGAATGATAATCCAGGAAGCGTCTCCACCCCATCCGTTATTATTGTTTCCAGTAATCGCAGCAAGATCTGCTGCTGACATACTATCTGATAATGCCATTTTATAAACTCCTAAAAATAGAAATTAAAGTTTCCCTTTGGCCAAAGGATTGTTACATTTCAAGTTTATGTCACTTCTGATTTTTACCGTACCGACCTAAAAAGAGAGCCGCCGAAGCGACTCCCCTTAATGCCTACGGTTCCACTAATAATAATTTTTGGAACCGTAGAAATTTAATTATTCTGTTTATCAAAAAGACATGATAAAAAGTCCTTTTACTTATAATACTTTTTGATAAATAGCGCTTATATGCAAGCGCTATAGCATTAATGTAGCATTGCTATAGCACTTTTTAGTTACTGCTTATTCCAGGTGCTGTTCTTCTTTGTGAAGTCCGACTCTGTATAGAGCTTCTCGCCATCATAAGAAAGACTCAGAAGTTTGTCCTTTATGTCTTTTTTGCCTGCTGCATTTTCCGCTCTGTAATCATCTGCATAAGCCTTAGTTACCGCGTTCTTAAGAGAGCTCCGGATCTCCTTCTTGTCTTTTCCCTGTAATGTCTTGTAATTAGCGAATTCACGGAGCTGATCTTCCCATCCTTCCGATTTTTCTACAAAAGAGGTAGCTATATCTTCAGAGCTTCCGACTATTTCCTGGAATGCCGAATCCAGTCTCTTGTCGATCATCTCTTCTGAATATCCCTTGCTGAGAAGTTCACTTCTTGCCGCTGCCGCCTGCTGCTCATTTCCGTCGAGAGATGCCCGGGCCAATGTCTTGATACCTTCCTCTTCCTTCAGAGCATTTGCAAAGATATTGTCGATCTTTTCCTCCGGGATCTTTTTCTTAAGATCTCTAACAATCATATCCCCAAGTTCAGTATCTCCCTTTGCATAAGCCTTCATTGCTGTAGCAACAAACATCTTGAGGTTAGTGTAGCTTCCGTTACTATTGACAGCATACATGTTGTACTTTGCCCTCTGGTAAGGATAGTACTTACGCATATCATCACCGATTATGAGATTATCAATGATTCCGTCGATATCCCTAAGCGGATTCTGTAAGTTATTACCGCCCCAGAAGGTTGAAAGCTGTGATGCCTGGTAAAGAAGACCCCAAGGTCCCTTCTTAGACTCACCCTTTGCCGCCTTCTTAAGCTCGATGATCATCTTAGGTATAAGTGAAAGTATCGAGTAAGTCGCATCATCGTCCTGCTCATTATTAGTAAGAGCTGAGAGCCAATCCTTTACCATCGGAATGCTGTTCCAGAACTGAATAGCATCTGTGAAGTCCGGTATAACCTTCTCGATGTACTTTTCTTTCAAGTCTTTATCCTTGTCATGCATTCTCAATGCCGAAATCAGGGAAGCAACCGCAGAATTGACTGCCTGTGCAGCTATCCATACTACCAATGTATTCGCAAGCGCCTTGGCTGCCTTACGTTTCTCCGGGCCTTGTGCATTAACAAAGTCATTGGTTGCGCGGAAAAGCATGTTGTAAGTCTTTGTAGGCTCTGAAAGAAATGCTGTTGCATTCTTTACTGTTGTTGACTTGTCCTTCATTATTTCTGATCTGTGAAGTATGGAATCAACTACCTGTGTGGTGTCTATGACATGACCGAATACCTTTCCGGCTTCCTCATAGAATTTTTCACTTCCCACTTCAAGCTCCGGATGTTCTGCTTTTACCTGTGCCTGTGAAGCATACCAGAGTCTCACCCATGCAATGGTATCGCCCATGCTTGCAGGCTGCATACCGATATCTGCTACCTTGTCCTTAAGTGTATCATTTCCGAGTATAAGTCGCTTCATGGAAGGGCCTACTCCGATATCAAAGAAACCGTAATCCTTCCACTGTGCAATAGGTGCATACTTCTTTGCAAGTTTCCATTCTTCATCCTGTTTTGCAGGATTTAATGTAAGTCCCTGGAGAAGATATTTAGGATCCATGGTAGCCGCCGCTCTTATGTAAGCAAAAGGCTGCTGTATTGCTACTCTGAGATTGCCCCAGATAGCGCCGCCCCTCTGAAGTCCAACAGCGCTTCCGAGCCACTTGTCCCACTTGGAACCGTTCTCTCTAGGCATATTGATATCCTTCAGGATGTTCATGTAATACTGCAGCGCCTTCTGTCCGTAAGCATTGGCAAGAGATCTCTTTACATTGCCTTCCTTGCCCTTGTAATTGATCCACATCTGAAGGTCTGCTGTGGATGTTACAAACGCATTATAGCTTCCCATATCGTCCGCCTGTGCAGTGTATACATCAAAAATGTTCTGAAGAGTTATAGGATTATAAGCCCTAGGCTGTACTGTCTTGGTCTGCCCTATATTCTTGAGAAGGAACATAGAGTTTTCAAGAGATGATGAAGTTGTGGCAATAGTCGAATCATCTACCTTAATCGGGAAGTAATTTTTTGCCTCAAACTTGTTGTAACCGTAGAGCTTCTGTGTAACTTCATTGCCCCACTTGGATGTTACTTCGGTAAGGAAACGTCCGATATCATCGGCCACGGCCTTCTGCTGTGGTGTAAGCTTCGAAACAAGCTCGTCAACGTCTGCTTCTGATACCTTGAAGACATGCTTATCATCCATCTGAAGTTTGTTCCTTCCGGAAGGTTCCAGAATAAAACCGCCGTTTTGGATGTTCTTTGTGGTCTCGTTTGCATAAAGGTGCATTCTCGCCTGGTCTCTCTTGTTGAGAAGGTACAGAGACATGATCTGTGCAGTGCTGAGCTTAACCTTCATGTTTTCCGGTGTGTTTCCGCCGATAGGAACCGCCTTCAGGTTTACTTCTATTAAATCGTTTTCCCACTGGTTTCGCTCCTTCACGGACACATTATTTCTTTCCATGGTATCTTCCATGTAGTTGATAGCTGTCTGAGTGTTCCGGATCTTACGGTTAAGACCCTCACGAACATCATCATAAAGGATGTGTCCTGTCTCACCCAGAGCATCGGTGAATGTGTATGCGTCAAGCATTCCGGAAGTAAGGAGATCGTCGAACATATTGATAACCGGCAAACGTCTTGCGAAGTCTACCTTCTGTCTGAATCTGCCCTTCTTAGTGATAGCGTGATCAAAGTCGCTTATGGATCTTTGCGCTATCTCAGAAACGGACTCATATCTTCCGGCGCTGATAAACTTATTTGCATTGTTTACCATCTGCTTTAAAGCCTTCAGTGTCTGCTGTACGGTTCTGAGATTCTGTGTAGACAGATTATCAATGTTATCCTTGAGCTCTTCATTTTCAGCGAATGAATCAGACAATTCTCTAAGGTTCTGCATGAGATCAGGATCAATCACAAGGTAGCTGGATTCTCCGTTGTTTTCGTATACAGAATTATTCTTATCAATCTTGTTAAGTATTCCTAAGATGTTGTTGATTGAGTTATGGAACTGGTCTGAATCTACTGTTCTCTTCGGCAGGCTTCCATCAGGATTTACTCTGTTGGAGCTGAAATCAATGAACTGAAGAACATTGGATATAGGCTTCACCATCTCTGTAGGTATATGCTGCTTGTCTGTAGGTGTGATTATCATCTTTGCAAGCTGCTTTGAAGTCTTGATGATATCGTCCTTATATTTGTTCCTCTGTATTCTGTCTACGTACTTATCGCGCTTTACTCTGAAGAGGTCTCTTGCAGCCTGGTCCTGCTGTCTCTTGTAGTCTTCAAGTGCTGCTCTGCTGACTACGAAAGTATCTGCGGATATATCTCCGGCTGTATATGCACTTCTAAGCTGTGCAAGCTTCTCGGAATCACTTATTTCGATTGCCCTCAAGCTGTCTGTGTACTCACGGATAATATCGTCCTTTATCTCTTCACGGAGCTGCTTATAAGTCTTCTGGTACTGAGTCTTAACGGATTCATTACCAACCTCGAAGTAAGCATCCATGATACGCTGTGCAAGGTCTGCTGTAGCTTCTTCCTCTGTTGACGCATTGCCGAATACTGACATTTCCTTCGGTCTTGCCTTCTCGAAACCGTAAAGGATCTCGTTGATAGCATCTGCGTCGGATGTGATATCGTCTACATGTTTTGTGAATATCTCCGGGAACTCCTGCTGCAACTGGATGTATGTTCTTATGCCATCGTTTCCACTCTTGGCCGGATTAGATGTAAGGTTCACACGTCCGAAATATCTCTTTCTGAGGGCATTCATTCCATCAGGATCAATGTCTCTGACAAACTCAGGGTTCACATAGATATCCGTCTTCTTCATTGCCTTGCGGAAGTTATCCCAGAGCTTTTGCTGTTGAGGATCCACGAAGGTAGCTTCTCTGATTACCTGTCTTGCTATCGCATTAATAGTATCAGTTACCTGTGCTCCGTCTACATGCTCATTGGTTCTCATGTAGGTATAGAGCTCGGAAAGCTGCCTTGTGAGCTCCTTCTTACTCATGTTTGAGTTATAGGTATCTGTAAGCTCCTTAACCACCTTCTTTATATCGTTCTGAGAAGGCGTAAAGTCTTTTGATGCCTGGAGCATGTTTGTAAGGTAGATATTGGCCTGTGCGCTTCTTATATCTCCGGTATATCCGGTATAAAACATTTCCGAAGGAACACCTATCTGATAACGGATATCGTTGGTACTTGTAGGGTTCTCGTTGTCTACGCTCTTAATCTGATTAGGATTAAAGGTTACGTAAGATATGCCACGGTCAAAACCGGATTCTGTGCCGCCTTCATCAACCAGTATACCGTCATACTCGTCGAGAAGTCCGTTCTCATCCATCCATTCATAGATATTGTCTGCTTCTTCCCAGGAAGGAAGTCCGGTCTTTGTGGTGTCCTTATAAGGCACATAAGGATCAATGCCTAAAGCCCAGCCGCCCTTAACATAATCATCAATAAATCTCTGACGATCTGCTTCATTCCGGATATCGAAAGGATGAGTGATATTCAGATATACTTCATAAGTCTTAGGCGCTTCTGCTGCCTTTCCGGCTGTTCTGGAGGACTGAGAAGGATGCTCGTACTGTGTCGCATATTCTTTGTTAGGAGTAAAGAAGTTGATACCGTCTCTGAAAGTATTGAAGCTTCCGTCCGGTGTCCCATGGTACATAACCATTAAACGGCCTTCATCGTCTAACACCTTAGAGTCTGCGAAATACTCTGACTGTTCAGGTGATAACTCTCTGCCGGATGTATCAGTAGATATCTGGAAACGTACTCCATTAAGGTTCTGTAAAGCCTTTGTTCTTCCGTTTTCTTTACTCTCATCATATTTTACGGTCTTGATTCCGAGATCATCGAGTGTCTTAATTGTGCTTTCATTGGCTGTGCTTGGTGCCAGAACATAAGCTATCTCGTCAAAACCGACTACTCTTTCCGGTTTAGCTTCAAACATATCTGAAGGAAGTTTATTCGCTTCATCGATAATTGAGACAATATCCTTAAGCTCTGTTTCTGTTGCTTCGTAATTGTACTTTGAAAACTCATTCTTAATTGCTGTCTCAGGAGCCTTTGTATAAGATTTGTTTCTAAGCGCATCCATAACTGCTTCGCCGATATTTACAAAATACGTTTTACGGCGTTCTGCAATAGCTTTCAAAACCTCATCGAGTCTATCTTCAAGAGAACTTAATGGCTCATTAATCTCTTCTTCGTCTATCTTCTGAAGTCTGTCTTCTGAATTATGAACATCATCAACAGACTTGAACAAAGGCATACTTACGGCTCTGATTGATGATATTCCCTGGTATCCGGTAGCTCCGCGGCTATCCTCTCCGAGCATAACCTTTACAATGTTTTCTGCTGTAACAGGATAATGAGTCTGTTTAAAGCTTCTTCTATCTCCGGCATAAGTGTAGCGCTCTTTGCCATTGTATATTCCTACGTCCTTTATCAGACCACTATAAAGATTATTAAGCCACTCTTCATACTCGGCCTTATTAATCTTCTCGTTAAGATCTCTGTTAATAGCTCCGGTATCTCTGGTCTGTAATACATCGTATTGTAAACCGTTCTTCTGGTAATCCGCAGCATGTCTCAAAATCTCGGCCCCTCTTGTGGAAGTACCATTAAGTATTTTTTCCACAAGTCTGTTAGCAGCATTAAGTTTAAACTTGAGTGTGCCACCCTCAAAAGCTTTAAGATATGCCTTCTTAAATCTTTCACCATATTCCGCTGTCTGATCACCTATAGGCATCTCGGATATACGCTCAAGATCATCTCCAAACTCCGCTATAAGAGAATCGTAAATCTTTACATTATCATCGGAATATCTAGGAACACGCTCTTCTTTCATTGTGTCGGCTACTTCTACGCCCTTGGATGTAAGAAATGCTGCTTTCATTCCGTAATTATCTAAAGCCTTGTCGATTACTCCTCGCAAACCTTGCTCTGTAGGGTTTCCGCTCTCGGCATTATTGAATCTTCTTGCTTCTTCTGCAAAATATGAAGGCATATCAAGTTTATCGAGCTTAGAGTTGACATCATAATATACATCGCTGTTTATATCGTACTCGATGGCCGGTGCCGTAGGTGTATAAGCATTTGCTCCATATACCTTATTTCTCCGGTCTACTTCCGGAGCTATTGTGTTTTTTGTGAATACAACAGAATAACTGCCGTACTTATCCCAACCATCAGAAGGCTTCACAATAGCTATTGAAGGCATAGGAATACCACCTAACTGAAGAGTCTTTAGAAGCTTCTCTTCTGTCAGATTATGCACTGCCAGGAGTGTTTTTCTGTCTTCCATCTCGGCCTTTGTATTGTCTTCTGAGCTTACAGGAATCTGCATTCTGACAGACATATCATCGGCCTTCATGGTATCTGAAGTCTTCACTACAGTTACATCTAAGCCCTTTCTCGGAGTATAAGACTCAAGAACATCGTAAAGGCGCTCTGTATCGTCCTCTGTGAACCTCTCGTCACTCATAGGTCCGTCTTTATCATAGTGAGTTATCTGCCACTTGTTTTCCTTGCGTGCTGAAGGTGAAAGAATGTAATACATGTACTCGCCATGAGGGAATCCCAGGGAAACAAAATCATCTGCTTCGATGATGTTCTTCCAGGCATTCCTTGTGACTTCATTGTACTTATCATTCTTAGCCATGATTTCTTCATCAAGGCTGAATATTTCTTCAGCTGTAAGAGGATTTCCGGGAACATTAACCTTGCTTCCCATTCCCTCAGAAAGATCAAGCTGATTTCTGATAGCGGAATCCATCTCCTCTGTATTCATTACTTTTCCGGCATAAGTATCCGCGGCCGCATCTATCATCTTTGTCCAGAGTTCTGCTGCATTCTTATAAGCCTGATAGTCTTTTCTAAGGACTTTTGCTTCTGTTCTGGTGGTCGCATTATCCATAAGTCCCTTGATCATGTCGGCAACTGCTCTCAGCCAGTCTCTGATCTTCTCAGCAAATGTTCTGTCCTTGGATACAAGCTCGTTAATTACATCCTCGTCATTAAGGAATGCAGCGCTTTCAGCGACTATCTCTTCTTCAGCAAGCTCTCTTGAAAGCTCCTGTCCTACCTGTGCCTTGTACTGCTCCTGCATGTAGGCAATCTTTCCTTCGAGATTGTAGCCTTCTGTATCTGCAAGTTTACGGAGTACAGCCTGTGAGTATGCTCTGTAGCCTTCCGGATCATAGACCTTCGCTATGTGGGTAAGCTCATGGCCCATGGTGTTGAGAAGGTTATCAGTATTGATATCAATTACAACAAATGCACGGTTAGTATCTACTGCTCCTGTGGATCCTGACTTGAATACAGACTTGACTGTTGCCTGGTTCTCTACAAGTCCACGCTCCTGAAGCTGTGATAATGCAGAATCAAGCGATCTTTGGTCGTTTGTATCAACGATAACAAACGAGAACGGCACACTGTCAGAGAACTTCTTCATTACGTTTCTAACGTCCTTGGAAGTCCTTGGTGTAGCATTTATGAATGTTCCCTTCTCTGCACGTCCCGGATTCTTCTTGAATAATTCAACGGTCTTTGAGAAGTTGTCATACTCATCTGCTGAATCCTTGAAGCCAGACTCATATATTTCTGTTGAACGTCTCTGTCCAAATCTGCTGAGATCACCGGCTTCCTTTATGTCCTTGCCATATCTTCCGGCATTGTAAATACGGTTGAAAGCATCTACATCATCAGAGAAATTAGCATCTGCACGCACTACAGTGTCAAAGGCAGACTGTCCCTGAGTGCCGTAAATGTCTCTAAACGAGTTCTTAAGCTCTCTGTTGGTGCTGCTTATCTTGTTGTTGCCCATCTGCCAGATAGCACTTGTAAGCTCTGGGAATGCCCTGTCAAACATTCTGTAGTCGGCATCCTCATCAAGTGTAGATATAGCACGTCCGTTACGGCCTGCTTCATAAGCCTTCGCCATATTCTCATCGTACATCTGCACCATGTCACGAGTAGAAATATTGGTGTTCTTGAGCTGGTCTGCAAAATCCTCGAAATAAGCATTGTAAATAGTCCTTGCGTCCGGATCATCCTTAAAACGCACGGTAGCTCGTCTCTCTAATTCTTTTTCGACATTGTTTGAGTTGATACTGTCAGATGCTAACTCTCTTAATCTGTTTTCCTGCTCGTTTTCACGTGGAACACTAACAGAATCATTGTTTTGAGCCGGAGAATCAACAGAATTATGTACATTTTTTTGCACATAATCGTTCATTTCACGACTGTTAAGCTCATTGACCGCGATCTCGGTAAGATTCTTTGCTTCATCCGGAGTAGACTCGGATGTGTCGATATTACGCTCCTGCTTGAGCGCATCTACCGCCGCATTTACAGTATCATTCACCTGCTGCTGTGTGCCCTGGATATCATCAGACTCATATACGGTAGAACCTCTTTCCACTGAAGCCGAAATAGCCGCATCAATGGCATTTCCAAGATATCCGTTCTCTGCAAGACTTATCCTTTCGCCCCTCGATGCTCTGTCTGCATAGTTCTGGGCCATGGCCTGTGCCTGTGCGCCTTCCTCTGTGGAAGTATCTATACTGTCGGCAAGCTCGCTATAATATGACTGTTCGTTTCCGGTATAATTGTTTGCCGTTCTTGACATGTCTCGACCATTTGCAATAGTTCCGGTAAAAGAACCAACAGTACCGGAAACACCACCGGACAAGAAGCCTCCGGCAAAAGCAATGCCTGCTTCTTTAGCCTTTGCCATTAAGGACGCACCAAGCGCACTCTTAGGATCAGCACCGGCTTCGAGATATGACTTGTATATCTGGCCAATATCAGAATTATCACCATTTATGATAAGATCTGTGATTGTATTGGTTATTTCTGTATTAAATTCCTCTGAACCTTCAACAAATGACTGTTTGAGGAAGTTCTTAACAAATGCCTTCACGGATGTTACAGGCATTGAGCGCATTGCATTGAGGTTTTCTAATGAGAATTTTTCAAAGAATGACTCTGCGATACCCTGAGCCACTGCTGTTGCCGTTGACTGAAGCTGTGAGGAATTTTCGTCGGTTGATGATTTATCAAGGGCATCTGCCATTGCATTACCGGAGAAGCCTGCGAGTACAGCCGGTTCCGGTAAGAGATAAGCACTGGCAAGTGAATTTGCTGTGGAAAGTCCTGCACCTACAAGAAAATCAGATATAGCAGCCGCCTTAGTATCCTTTTCAATACCGAGCTGATTTTTTATCCCTTCCTGAGTTCCCCTTTGCGTTGCTTCGCGCATTTTAACAGCTCTGAGTGCCGGATCATTAGGATCTATCTTCTCATCACCCAGGGCATTCTTTGCGAGTGCCGCATATCCCATTGCTCCGCCAGGTAATCCTGCAGCAATGTTAGCATAAGCACCAAACGCTGGATATTTCTCCGAAGCTCTCTCCATGGTACCGGAAAGGTCCTCATCTAATCGTCTGTTTAATTCGCTCTCGATAGACTTGAGATAAGCTGTTCCTTCTGCCTGTCCGTACTTGCCTACAGCAAATCTATAGATGTTCTTTTCCTCGTCGGTCATGTACTGAGTAGGTATCTGTCTGGCCTGATCAAGCTCCGGGTTAGTGAACATCTCTATAATACGTGGTGCCTGTATGTGTCCTTCCTTGCCACCGAAGGTGAAGTCAAGGCCTGTATCTTCCGGCATTCTCGCTTTATCAATATACTGCTGAGCGTTTTCGTCCTGTCTGTACTGGTCTGCGAACTTTCCGGCGTTTCTGTTTCGGTCATACTTCTCCGCTGCCAACTGGCCGAGTCTTGTGTTCTCGCGCTGCGCATTACGAAGGGAAGCTTCCCTGGCTGCAAGGTTATCTGTCAGAAAGCTTGTGTCTGTCGGCCCCACGCTCTGTTGGGCATATTTTTTTGTGATATCCGCAACACCATTATCAGCATTTCGAGCCACACGATTTACAAGATCTCTGGAAACGGATGATAAATTATTTTTCTCCCTTTGGTCTTTGTACATAGAATCCTGGAGGTTATGCATTTCGACATCCCAATCATCCGCTTCCTTAAAAGCCTGTTCAAGATTGTTGTCCCGGATATATTCGCCATTTGTAAGCTTGTCGTCAATCTTGTAAAGAAGGTTCAGACCTTTTTTATCCGTCTCGAAAGGATTATCAGAAGACATGACTCTATCAATATATTCGTTCATTTCTTCGTCGGATATTTTCCTTCCATCTTTTGTAATGGTAGCAAAATGTCCTATCTCATAGTGTCCGTTTTCTTCGTCGCCTTTCCAACGCTCCTGAAATGTAGTCTCTGTGGTCGCATACTGGCCGTTCCCTAACTCGACTATAGGTCTGTTATTAATATCCACATTTCCAACATAGTTCTGAGCACGAGGTATCCTGCTTTGCGGATTGTTCTGTGCATTTCTCGATACGGTCATGGGCCCGTTATTGGAATTCCTGAAAGACCCAGGAACACTTTCAGCGCCATTGGCCATGGAAACACGATTTCTATTTGTTGTCGGAACCGCTGTGGGAATCCTGGCTTCAACCGGAGATGTTCCCACACCATTTTTATTCATGGATATACGGTCTCTAAGTCTGTCTACAGCTTCAGACATGATATCCCCAGGTGTCCTTGTGGATCCTGTGAGTGTGGGAATCTCAGAACCGTAAACCTGCTCACGTGCCGCACGTCTTGCTATGTAAGAATCAAGAGCATCGGCAGCAGTGCTTCTACGGGTTTTCGGCATTTTAAACTCTCTCGGCTCCTTGCCGTTAGCGATATCCTCAACCTGCTTCTTTTTGTTGTTCTCTATCTTCTGCTTTAACTTATAATTCTGTGACTTCTTCCAGTTTGCCATCTCAGCTCCTTACTTTTTCTTCTTAAGTGCTTTTTCGTAAGCAAGTCTGTTTAATGTGTCAGTTACGGATTCTCCGGTCTTTGAATAGCGTGCTGTGGCATCATCAATGAAATTTGAATATCCTGCAAGTCTCGGTGCAAAGTCTATGAGGCTGTTATTCATTACGTCCTCAAGGTAATCATCAGCATTTATACGGTCAAGCACTGTGCCGGAATTACTCTTCTTGATTGTGTTGTACATGCTCATCACATCCTCGTTTTTAACTACAGGAAGTGCATTGTTTTTACTTGTGCTTTCATTGGATGAGCTGCTTTTACTTCTTCCGCGTCCTCTTCCGGATCCACCGCCAGAACCACCGGAACCTGCCGCCGCCGTTGCCGCAAGCTGTGCAAGTGCTGCTGTAGCATCCCCGGAAAGCCCGTATTTAGCATTGTACTGGTTGATGCGGTCTGTGATGTATGAAGGAACCGGAAGGCCCTCTTTAGCAAGCGCCATAGCCTGCGTGAGTGCATCCTGGTAGTTTGCATCATCTCGCTTTATCTCATCCTGAGAAACAGTGTAATCGGAGTTGTAGCTGTTCCAGTACTGTCCGGAATTGTAATTTCTGTCATTCTCGAAAGCATTTCGATCATTAGCGTAGTTCTGTTGATACATGTTAGCGTAATAATTCCGGTCATTGTACCAATCGTTCACATCGTCCCTGTAGCGACTGTACAGTGTGTTGTCCTGGTTCTGGTAAGCACCGAGCATGTTGTAATCATTGGCGCGGTCTCCCTCGTAGATCTGATAGGCAAGATTCATAAGGGCCATATTCTGATCATTTAAACCTTCCATTGTTCTGTCGTAGGCCTGCTGACCTGCTACCTGGCCATAAGTCGAACCATAACCGCCTGTAGCTGCGTTTGCCGATGCCATTGCATCATTCATAGCTCTTTCCGCATTTGCCTTATAACGCTCTGCGTACTGGTCATAAAGCGCCCGGTAGTTTGCATCGCTCTTCACATCAAATGCCTGTCGGTTCTTAATGGTATTAAGGATCTCGTCTATCGTAGCTTCATACTTTGACTGATATGCAGCAGGTCTGTCATCCTCGATATCCCTCATGTAGTCTCTGTATTCGTTTGTAAGAGGGGATGTGCTGAAATTCTCAGAAGAAAGCATCTTCTCCTTGTAATTGTCAGTAAGTGGAGAAGCCTGATAGTTAGAGTTGTATGTCTTTTGTGTGGTGGTAGTATTTCCGGTGAGCGGATTCTGAGTCTGAGTCACCTGTGCAGTGCCTGTCGGGCCTGTAGTCGTGTACTGTGAACCGTAAATATTACCGTTATTTTGTTGTGTGTTCACAAGAGAATTGCTCGCAGCAGGTGTTGCAGCAGCATATTGCTGGTTCTCTCTAGGGAGATTTACAGCGTCCACTCCTCTACCGATCACTCTTGTTTTCGACTTTTTCGCCATCTTTGTCCTCCTCCTTTACTTCAACCTTCCGGCCGTGATTCAAAATATCCATCATCATCACCACATTCTTGCAATTCTGATAGCCCTGTACTTCCGTGGTATCCAAAAGGACTCTGAGTGTCCTAAACTGTTCATCCGTATATGAATTTAAAATCATTTTATCCTCCTAACAATGGATCATTCTCGTCACCTGTGGGGCCGCCTCCACCACTGCTCGGTGTTCCTCCTGGGCTGTTTCCACCACCGCCAGAGCTACTGCTGCTATTATCTATATAGCTTTCAATGAGCTCATCTATCGTTTCACCGTTTATATAAAGTGTTCCTCTTATTCGCACATCACCGTTGTTAAATACTGCGAATGTCGATGATGTACCGTTCCAGCCTGCCCATAAGAGATATTCATTTGAAGCTGCATCCCCGGTAGACATGCCCGTTACCTCGTCGTAACTTTGGAACACATGTCTGTCGTAATCGTCGTTTACTTCAAAATCACCGACCTGCACGTATGACGGACGTGCTTTAAATCGAATAGTATCACCGCCGTTAATATTGGTACCGGTAATGGTTCCTCCGATGATCGTTGCAGCTCTTACTGTTCCGGAGAAAGTCGCATTACCTTGAGCATCTATCGTAAGATTAGTAGAATTAACGATGAACTTTCCGGTAGTAAGCTCTATCTTGTCACCGGTCATGGCTATGGTTGAGGATCCTTCCGGAGTTTCGGCTGTGAGCTTCAGTAAGTTTGCAAATAACTGCATCGATGTGTTGTAGTTATTCTCATCGTCCTGTACCCGAAGCTCTATCTTGTCTGCTCTTACTTCCAGGGTTCCTAATCTCTTACCCCTCTGCACATATATAAGTCTTGCATCCTCGCTATAGTTATCTTCGGGAGAAAGATTATTGAACATGTACGATAGATTTTCGTTAAGCTCGTATAGATAATCCGCTACACGTCCGTCCATCTTGTCAGAAGTGAGCTCATTTACGGTGTTCTGAGTGTATATTGCCATTTATCTCACTTCCCCTTTCTATATCCGTTGACATGCCGAGTAACTTCATCTGTCCTCTACCCTCAAATCTGAGCTTGTATTTAGCGCATCTCTTTGGGGTAAGGGTGAATGTATAGGTCTTGTTCTTCTGGCATCTGATCATGCCCTTCCGCTCCCATAATGGCTGATCGTCATACTTGATGTAGACATAGAATTCACTTCCGGTTGTAAGCCATAGATTAATCTTTATCCGTGCTACATACTTCTGATTAAGTGAACCGCCGTTAAGATCTCCGGTCTCAAGATACCAGTCGATATCCTGTGTCTCGTCACCATATATTTCACGCAACTTGTTGTCAGCGTCAACATAGTGGAGCTTTCCACCGGAATACTCTGCAAACTTGAATAATGTATCGTCCTCGATATCCCATATAGCTGTCTCAGGATCATATACGAGAAGCTTCTGCACGCCACCAAGCTTACATGAGAGGAATAACTTATTCTCAAACTGGCAAGCTACCGCGTCCTTGATCTCCTGTGTAATGTTCCTGGATATCTTCTGCGGAATGGACCCGGTGTACTGATAAACTCCGTCATTTCCAACATAATATAAGGTCTGCTGGATAGTGATAATGCTCTTGTCACATCCCGTTCTTACTCCCGGCTGATCCTTTTCAAGAAGTGAGAAATTTGACGGTTTTTCTCCTCGTAAGATGTGGAAGCTCTGCTCCTTGAAGAAAATAAGATATGTTCCGTACTTAGATATGCCGGTGAAGTCTCCGTCAGATCCTACGGTAGCGGCCCATGCGTTATTGGCTTCTGCTTCATAGTTGTACCAGTTCTTAGGATCTCCAACCTTGCAGCAGTACACTTCATGATTAGCGCTTGAGCATCCCCATAAGCGGTTATCACGCTCACAAACAAAGTCCATGTCCGGAACCAGTCTTTCAAACTTAACAGAGCTGTCTGTAAAAGATGTATCAAGGCTTCCGGAAATAACGATGTAGTTTGTATCCGCTTCCTGGATGATGTGTGTACCGTTGTAATCTGCGTTGCTGCACTCAGAGATTTTGACATTATCGCCTTTACTGAAGCTGTTTCCGATTCCGCTTACGGTTATCTTCGTGAAAGCAGATCCTGAAGATAAAGGAGCGAATGTTGCCGATTGAGTGAGTACCGCTTCCATGTCTTCCACGGTATCCGTGAAAGTGTTGTACATTTTTTTGTCCGGGAACACGCAAATGTATGCACCGATACCCACGATGGTCTTCTCGCTATTACTGACCGTAAATTTACTCAACCCGTCATAGTATGCATCAGTCCCGTCGATGTGAAAGAGCCCGTTTTTATAGAAAATCCCTTTAGGATCCGTGAAAGTCTGCTCCTCTTCACCTCTCCCCTTCCGGGTACCGATACCGGGATAGAACCGTGAAGAGATATTCTTCATGTCTCTCCACTCATTGGTATTGCATATTATGTTCTGATTGAGTCCACGGAAAGTATCAGTAAGGTTCTGAGTCCGATCTAAGTGGATGTCCAATGTAGGAAGTCTCATGTCTTATCTCCTTCGGTTTATGTGTCCTTCTGTACCACTTTGCATATTCCTGAAATTCGTTCTCAAAGGCTACGGACTCGGCATTGTACCTGTCTATCTCCATATTCTGGAAGTCGATCTTTGCGGAAACAAAGTAAACGTAAGCATCCGCGTACATATCCGGGATGAGCAGCTCCCTTTCCGCGTCCTCAGCATACACATAAGGTTTAAAAGGTTCCTCCGGCGGAATGTGTGGTGCAATGTCCGGCACATAGTTGTCTTCTCCGGCGATCACCGTCACAGGCTCCATGTCCTTTGGGGGACGGAATACCGGCTCACTGTGACTTATCACCTGGTCAAACACAAGATGCTCAACGCTTGAGATCCATCTTGTGATATCGTCTTTGTCATATTCGCTCGGTTTAAACTGATTTATCTTTGCAACCATCTCAGATAACGTCATATTGAACCTCCAAACTTACATTTTTAGGGTAATTATCCGCGATCTGCTTTATCCCTATCTCAAACATCCTGAGTACGGGATTAAGTGACTCACGCTCCACCACCGGGTTAATGTCTATCCGGAAGTCTCCCGGATCATCCTGGTATCGCTCTATAGTCCTCGGTTCCTCTTCCAGAAGGTAATTAAGCAGCATGTAGCACGTGTTACTGAGTGCCGCGCAAACTATGTCATTCCCCGGGTTGTACTGCGCGTGACCTTTCAGCCTGATTTCTACCTTCCACGGGCACCGTTTGATTTGTACTTTGGTCATATCCTGCTCCTTGTCCTGCTCCCTGCATCTGCTGTAGTGCCTGAAGTACCCTCGGATCACCATGTTCCGCCAGGGCCTGCGCACTGAGAGCTGCTATTTGCTGTACCTGCTGTAACTGTTGCATGAGTTGTGAATTGTTCTGGATCCCCTGTCTCACCTTCTCTTTTCCCTGGAAGTCCATCATGTCCAGGCACTGTAAAGCCTGTTCTGCGAGCTGAGGATTGAAGAAACCACGGTCATAGAACTCCAGCGCAAGCTGATTCTGTGAGTATGTAGTAAATGGATTCTGCTTCTGCGCGTGCGGTTCAACATCAAATATCGGTTCCTTTGTCTTAAAATCCATGCCGTACATGGATGTTTCCCCGGACTGGAGACCCGTGTTGTCCATCTCAACGAATTCCGGTTCTCCGTTCTCTCCGGTGATACGGAAGGTCCTCTTAAAATCGTAGAACTGGCGGATGAGCTCAATGGCCATCTTGCAGATCTCACCGTATACTCTGTAGGATCCTTTTATAATGTCTCTGGATGTCTTGTTTCCTGCTTCCTGGAGCGCTGTGATGGCGCTTGCAGCAGTTACTCCGGAAGATGTTCCACCCTGGTTAAAATCACGATTTGCGCTTGTTTCTTTGAGCTCATTCACCTTATCCTGAAGGACCGACAGATATGTTCCCGGAAGCACCGGAGTATCAAAGGACCGTACATTGTCCTCATTAGGGCTTCCGGCTGTATGGATGACGCGCTTATGTATGTCCAGAAGCTCCTCTTCGTTAACCCCGGCTGAGTCCTTTACCATATACCGTCTCTGCGCACCCTCTTCGGCATTGAGAAGGATAGCGATCCCCATACGGTCAATGTATTCCTGGGCATCCTTTTCTGTATCTATGAGTCCGAAACCTGCCGGTGTTCCCTTTTCCGGGTAAAGGACATCCATGATAAACGGATATTTCCCATGATCATATATGCCGCCCTCGTATCCTTCCTCGTTCTCGCTTGAGAACAATATGGTATCTCCGACATATTTCACGTAATGCACATAGGTCTGTCCCTGTTCCCGGATCTTGTAATACCAGTCAACAACTACAGACTTTTCGGACGTGTCGATATTCTCGTCAAAATGATATTGTTTCTTGTCGATATTGTTGGACTTAAGCTTCCCTACAAGCTCCGGATACTGTCTTTCCAGGCTATCATTGTCCTGCAACTGCAGCACAAATATGTTTTTTGAGTCCTGTATATCCTGTATCCCCGGCTCCCAGTAGATAGAAAGCAGGTCAACGGGCCTTATGTCAATGTCTCCCTGTCCATTTAAGAGATCCTGATTCCACATGACACCATAACAAGAGCAGCCGTGCTTTAGCTTGTCCCACCAGTTATCACTGTAGGTCTTCTCGAAATCACAGTTGTCAAATATCACCGGAAGCACCGAAGACAGCATCTTGGCTGTTGCTTCGTCGGTCTTCTCACGTGGCAGCACCACAGGTGCCGGAAAATTATCCATAGCATCCGCATGTTTGTTAAGGATAGAGTTAAAAAGCCATGCGCTGGTGCTCTGTTCCTTCCGGTCCTGCTTGTTTTCGTGGAAATTCTTCCAGTGCTGGAGCTTGTACCAGTCCTCATTTGCGATAATTCTCTTATCCAGGGACTCTTTACCGGAAATATACTTGTTAAGCGTCTCCCTGGCTGTCTTAAGCGCCAGCTCATCGATCACTTTTTTCTTTACTTTTTCCGGTATTACTCCCAAAGATGTATCATTTTGGGATAAAGGTACGTTATTTTGCGGCAAAACCGGTCTCCCGTTTATACTTACTCCCATTAATTCCTCCTTCTTTCAGGTCTTATCATCAGATCAAGCGGATCCATAGGTGGTAAAGGATCCTTTTCTGTATAAATTTTCTTCAGTTTCTCAGGATTCAGCGGATGTTCCATGAATACATACCGCGTCTCATCATAGTTATGGTCTTCAAGAGTCGTATCAATGTCTTCAACGTTCTTCTCATCGTATATCAGCAGTGGAATACACCGGATAAACTGACTGCATGACTTAAAACAGTAGAACATCGGTATACCGTACTGGTTAAAAGATAATCGATAATGGAACTGCATGATTCCTGCAAGTCTTGTGTGGTCTCCCTTGTTAAAGTACACTCCACACTTCTCGAACATTTCTTCTATGCTCTCTCCGCTCTGTGAGCCCCAGATAGCCGGATCCGCGATCCCATAGACCTTTCTACCCTTAAGGTTCGGAAGAGTCCTTTCCCGCTCCTTTATGCCTTCTGCGATCTCCTGGACGGTAAGCTGCAAGCCTGTGTTCGGTTCACTGGTGCATCCATACCATTCAGCGATCCTGTATATTCTTTCGTCATGATCCACCGCGAACCAGCCAACAGAGAACGGCTTGCTGTATCCATGGTCATATCCTCTGTAGATCTTCCAGTCCTGCGGTATCTCGAAATCATCTATCACATGAGTCCATAACCGGTCCTTGTAATGCGCTGAATCATTTTTCCATTCGTTAAATACCTGGCCAATGAATGAATCCCAGTCCCCTTCCAGCCATGCTTTACGCTTTGCTTCAGGTAATACTTCCAGCGCCTGCACGTATTCAGGATCCATCTGCATTAAAACATCGTTATCGTATACCAGAGACTGTATAAAAGAGTAATTCTCCGGACGTTCGTTTCCGATATACTCCTTTTGCACAAACAAACGTTTTATATATCCATGTCCTTTACCGCCTGGGTTGCATGTGTAGTAGGTACGTTTCGGGAAGTTGTTAGTACCACGGACACAGGCATTAAGATCTTTTATCTGCTGTTCCGAAAGCTGCGTTGCTTCATCCAGAAATAATATGTCAACTTCGGTACCTTGGTATCTGTCTGTATCAGCTTCTGTTTTGCAGTATCCGAAAAGAATCGTGCTGCCATTCGGAAAGGTCATGATCTTCTTGGCTTCGTTGTACTTGATAGGATTATTCTTGATTCCAATGTTTAAAAGCTTACGCAGCGGCCTTATATGGTTAGCTTCAAGCTCCGGGTAAGTCCTACGGATGATCATCATCTTTATTCCCGGATGACTGAAAGCCAGTATCACAGCCTTGGTTCGTACTGCCCAGGATTTTCCCCCACCTAACCTCGTGCTCCACCGAAGGCCACATGTCTATGATGGTCTCGCAGGAAGAGATCCTGCTTTTTGTTAGGTTCGCCGAGCACAATATCCATAGCATCACCCCCTTATGGCTATGTGTAATCTAATCTTTTTGCATTATTCTTTGTAATCTGGCACACCCACTCTGATATTAATTACACTATCATTACCTTCATTTTGCTGATCCGGATGTTCTCCGATCATCTTTAAAAGGAATTCGAAGGCGGGAAGGTTCCCTCTCTGAGCGTTTCTCTTAAGACTCCTCAGCATGTTTTCCTGTTCCAGCGGAGTGAGCCCATCCCTTAATGCATCCTTGAAAGCCTTGATCTGTTGCCTACGTTTTGCTGATGCTTTGCCGCCTTTTCGTCCTCTTTCCCGTGCTTCATCCGAGGTTGGTGGACGTAAATTACCACTATTATTCGCCATTTTCTTCACCTCCTGTGTCATTCCAATCAAGTCCGTAATCGTCAATTATGGCGCGGAAATCCTCGATATCATGCGGTTCTATGATGAGCCCACCGTTGCCATCAATACCGATATGGCGGAGTTCATGTTCCATCAGTATCTCCAATTGTTTCTCATCCATGAGCATGGTGTTAATTTCGTAAAACGTGATCACAAAGTCATATCTCAGCCAGGTCTTGTAAACTCCCGGAACCTTACGGATATCGGCATAAACCCGTATGTTCTTACCTTTCTTTTTCTCCAGATCTGAGTAACAGAAGCCTATAGAGATCTTCTGTTCCCGGATCCAGGGAAGCTTCTCTTTGATTATCTTATTTGCCAAAGTCCTCAGCTCCGGCGCTTTTCTGCATATCTCCATGTCCCTATTATCTAACAGTTATGAAAAATCGCTAACCGACCTAAAAAAGCATAAAAAAATAGCACGCTGCATCTCACAGCGTACTATTCACCTACTCCGCACTCCCGGCAGTACTCCTGATAGTACGGGCAAGTTTTATAAAGATCCCTGCAAAAGATATCGGTATAATCCTTGAGATCATTTCGGGTCCGGAACCTGGTAATATGAGTCACATCAAATCCCAGATTGAGCAGACTTTGTTCGCACTCCACCCCTAAAAACTGAGCCCGGTCAGTGCAGACCACATTGCAAAACAGTGGGCATCTTATAGACCTGGAATCAAACTTAAAACCCATTACCAACTCCTATCCCCAATGTATTTAAAGTCGCTTTCCGATGCAGCAAGTTACCAGCAAGTTACCAGCAAGTTAAAAGCCAGTATGGAATTCTTATTCCTCACTTTCTATTGTGCTTTATCATCATGCATGATAAATTATACATAGCGTGCATTTTAAGCTTGATCATTACTTTGTCCTCAAAATCACGTTCATTGAATGAGTCAGATATACCGTACCGTCCGTGGCCTTGATCTGGATCATGTCAGAGTTCTCGTAATCCGTCCACGAAGCCACTTCTATTGTCCCGACATTCTGAATATCCGCATATTTATATGCCCAGGTCGTATCAACAAGAGCTCTGTTGCATCCGGTAAGAACAGCACCCAGCATCACCGCTAAGATTATCTTTTTCATTTTGTTTCCTCACTTCCTTTTTCAATGATTTCTATCAGTCTTCGTAGCAACATTCTTTCTCTCAATACCTGGTTTGGCAGATCATCATCTCTTATCTTGATATATTTTGTCGCATTAAGTGTGTTTAATAATTCAAAAGAGACATCAATCGTTACTTTCATCCTCTGCCTCACTTTCTACCTTGTATGGTGCATTCCACCAATCAATGCTAAACTCTGCCGCATTATGATTAAACCACACGAAAGCAAAATAATCGCCCTCATCAACTTGTGATACTTCAAATATCTCCTTGAACTTCTCGCCGTTTGTCATTACTTCACCTCTCTGTCTTTGGTTTTGGCTGAACGGGTTTAGCATTTAAAATATCGTCAACGTTCACAACATTCCTTGTTGATATTCCTAAAGTCTCACTTTCGTCTATCGTGTACTGACATTCAAGAATGGCTTTTCGGCTTATAGCATCCTCGCAAGGCTCTTGCTCTAATGCCAGTATAGCCCATACGAACAGCCACTTGATTGTTAATATCCTTTTCTACCGCCCAATCAGAGTTACTTTTTAAAGACAAAAAAGGCAATTCTTTCAAGCACTTTATAGCTTCTTCTCTTGTCATTCTGTCACCTCATTCTCTCCAAACTAAGCCAATGATACATGGCAATGTAATACACAAAAATGTGGCTCTTAATCTATCCGGCAAAGGGACTGCTAATCTTTCTTTGCCGATTTCTTTACAGTCTTTAACCCAACCGATAATCTGACATGTATACACCACTATATTTGTTAACAAAGCAGCAAGTATTGCTATCGTCATTTCTTACTCCTGAATTCCCCTGCCGCCGGGCATGTGGACCAGTGCGGCACATAGCCTATAGCCCAGCCTTCCGGATCACTGAATCCCCTTACTATCGTCCCGTCATCCAGCACGAACATGTACTTGCTCTCGCCAAGCTTTGTTATCCTCACAGGTTGCATGTCGCATGGAATGAACTTCCCGGATTTCGTCTTGATAAACTTAATATCCGCTCCGCATCCTTTACACTTCATAGATACCCTGCCTTTCAAAGTTTTTCTTATGTGCGTCTAAATTAAACATTACTCCTCCTTCGGTATGTCATTCCTGAATTCCACAAAGGATTCCAAAAGCTGTCTAATCTCAAAAATTCTGTCGATATCGAACTTAGTAAAAGTTTCTGGTGGTTCTTCACCAACCTTATCAATTGTCTTAATGCATTTCTCCAGATCCAGTTGGTTCACGATTTCCCAATATCGCTCAACATCTTCCTCTCCGGCATTTCTGTACACCTTCAGCTCCTTCAGGAACCCTAATATTGCTTCAAGTCTCTCCTTCGATTCAGTGAGTCTTTTTACGGTCAATGTTCTTTTCTCAGGTTGATCCTTTTCAATCTGCTTCAGAAGCCCTTCCTTCTGTTTGACCTGTAACTCGTACCCCTTAATAGCTTCATCAAGCGTCAATGTCTCCATATCCATATCCTCTGAATCCCTCACAATCATTTCTATATGCGTACTGTAAATGGCCGTTAAAGCACTGGTCATGTTCTTTATCAAACCACTCGCAGTTAGTGCATATCTCCGGAAGCTTCTTTCCGGATTCCCTGTATCTTGCAAAGCTTTCGGATCCTTCTCCTTCAAGCCATTCCTTGAAATCCCATAACTCGCCCTGACTCTGGAAGTAAATTGTAACAGCCAGATCCTCGTCGGCAAGTCTTGCCACACCATCATCGTCGATGTAAAACACTCTCTCGTCAGCTCTCATGCCTTGCCGCCCTTCGTCAGCATCTCGACGGTCTTCCGCTTGAACTCTTCCGTAAGCTCCAGCGTCCACAGGTGCACGTATCCGCAGAAATCACAGTGCTGCATAGTCTTAAAAAACTCCAGCAGCTCCTCTTCCTTGTACGGGCCCATGATATTCCTCCTCTTGCAGTGAGGACACGTCCAGGACTTTGGCAGTCCCTTATCGACCAAGTGTGTCTCGTCAATGGGATTTATCACCTTGTTGCCAACTTTTTCGACCTTCATCATTTCTCCTTTCATCAACCGGTCACTGTGAAAATCGCATAAAGCAGTACACCAAATACAGACATAGCCTTAACCTCAGCTACATCCGTCAAAAAGAAGCACGCTACGTATGCGACAACAGCGACGATATCTATAAGTCTCATACCCTTCCCCCGTTAATGCTGCCGGTGTATCAGTCCGGCAGCGCAGATGAAACAAACCTGCTGTCTTTACTGATAGCAAGCTAAATATATTAACACCCGGCCTATTCCGGAGTGTCGTTATATGGGATCTGCAATCTCTTCGCAGTCTTATCAGCAACGATAGAGTCATAATCAGTCTTCCGCTGCTGAAAATTTATAAACTTGTTCGTGGGAGTTGTGCCTGATCTGGCAGTCTCCGACTTGTCCCTGGAGTAATGCCCCTCAAGGATCCTGGTCAGATGCTGGTCTCCACCGGACTTTACACCCATTATCCAGTCAAAGTCCGCCTGCCAGTTCTTATCCCCGTTACCATGCATGAACGGAGATTCATCCGCCATCCTAAATGCCTTTATGATCTCTTCCGGGGTGAATGTCTTGAGACGCGCTTTAATAGCCTTCCGACGCTGCTCTGAAAGCTTTTGCACCTTGGGGAAGTTCGTTTTATTATACGCCTCCACCACCATCTGCGCCGCAGATGACGTAGTAGTGGTAGTAGTAGAATTTAAGTTTTTATAAGTAGTAGATTGATTAGATATATAATTATTGTCATTATCATTATCATTATCACAGCCGGAACGTTGACCATCGTTATCGAACGTTGACGAACGTTGACCATCGTTAACGTTCGTTTCGTTCGAAAACATGGTTTTTTTACGGTTCCTGGAATTGGTCTCGCACCTCTTCTGGTACCGCATATAATCATCGTCCATCTGTTCCTTGATACTCTCGAAAATAACAGCTACGGTCTGATCTTTGATCTCATAATCTACTCCCAGAGCATAGCTGCATATGGCTCTCGAAAGCTGGAGCGCACATTCGTCACTGAGTCTCACAACGTATTTACACCACAGATCGTACATGATGAAGCTCGTTCTCTCGTCCATAAGCTACTTTCCTTTTACCCTTCGTTAGTCTTCCCCTTGCATATCAAAGGCCTATCTCTTCAGTGCATCCATGAACTTCCGCAGGAAGTCGTTCGCTTCATCTGTTTGCTTTTCGGCCTTCCTTGTGGCTTCCTTCAATTCTTCATCACCTTTGAACACGTTTTCGTGAAGCGCCTCACAGAAAATATCTGCAAACACTTCACCTCCTGGAGCATTTTTGAGTGCATGGTATAGAGCTTTGACTATGCTAATAGCTTCGACCGTGCATTTTAATAAATTACCATCCAGTTCCACACTTACTCCCGTTTTTTCGACACTTGATTCAATAATTTCAACTTTAACCATTTTCTTTACCTTCTCCTTATCTCATGATATAATATGTTCGAAATGATACGAATGACCTTCATCATTTCTTATGTGTGTTTACCCGTCGAAAGACGGGTATTTTTTATTTGTTTCCCGTTTCAGAGTGACCACTTCAACTCCCGGATGATTGGCGATCAGACTCATGATCTGCACCGCATCCAGCAGCGTGTCCACGTCTTCTCTTTCTTTCAGCTTCACATTGAAACTTAGTACCGTTGTATCCATGTGTTCCCCTTCCATCGTAGACCGTGCAGGGATACTCCCTTGACCGGTCCATGCACAGCGAATAATGCAAGCATGACTTACACCCCTTAAAGATTTTCATCCACCTTATATGCCGGATAGTTATCTATAAACCTCTCCAGATCTCTCCCTCTCACTTTCATCTCTCCAAGCTTGATTGCCGGAAGCTCTCCGGACTTTATGAGCTTATAGACCGCACTGGTATTGATGAGAAGGATCTTAGACACCTCAGCAACCTTATACAGCGGCTTATACTCCATGCCTTACCTCCTTTTCTCTTTTACGGTCCGTTGCAAGGATGTACCCTTCGATAAGCCCGGAGCACATGCTCACAACCATGTCACGGCCGCGATCATCATCTATCTTCCGGACCAGCTCCGCTATCCGCTCCCCGTTTGCAAGCTTCTCTATCTCCTGATTATTGATCATATGTCTCCTTTCGTGTGTTTTACATAAAAATGGCTGCCCCGGCTAACATGGACTGGCACCTGGAGGATCCAAAAGAGCAGCCGATGAGCGCCGCAGGACTCGAACCTGCACATGGTCGTCGCAAACCGAGATCCCCCTGATCACCATAGGAAGGCTCGCTCGCATGTGGCACCTGCCGACGCTACCTTGTCTTGCTACTATATATTTGTCCTCGCAACGTCACAGACGCCACTAAGGACCGCAAAGAGCAGTGCCATCTGGCAGAGCTCTGTTGCTATCTTGTTTTCGCAGTTAAAGAACATAACCGCGGCCACGGCAAGAGCAAAAAACGCTAATGCCGTCATTGACCATTGAATCTCTTTTAAAATGTACCTGACCTTCTTCATATGCTTAATCCTCTGTGTATGCGATCTTTGGGTTATTCTTGATATCCCTGACTACCTTGTCGCCTTTCCAATCTCTGAAAGACAGCTGTTTCTTGTTCCCTGTCTGGATGATCTCAGCCTTTACCCAGACATGTTCTCCTGCTTTTCCATAGCACTGATGCATAAAGACGTACTCTCCCGGTGTTTTCCGCTTTACGTCCTCCGGAGTAAGTCTCTTTTTACCTTTTAGCCACTGATCAAATATATCCATATCTCACGCGACGGTGATCTCCATACCGTCCTTCTCCTTTATTCCTGTATATTCCTTGGCTAGCTCAACCGCTTCCATTGCAGTCTCTGCATAAACCGATACAATCTTCTCGCTCCGGTACTCTGTAAAGCCGAGTATCCCGGTATGCTTCCCGGAGCGGAAAGCCACTATATATGTCTTTTTCATTAGAGAATCTCGATCACTTTAAATGAACAATTGCCTTATCTTCCCATGGATGCTTTCTGCCATTTCTGTGCCATCTTTTTCAATTCATCGATGCACATTGTCTTGCTTGCTACAAAGGTACTGAACGGATTACTCCTTGAACGATCCTCTAGCGTTTTTGTCTGCATGAAATAGTATTTAGCCGGATACCATACTCTTTCTTTCCTGGGATATGTCCTTAGTATCTCCATCATCTCTACTACGAACGAAGTGCCGTTTAAGTCGTTCCTGTAGAATTTGCGGTTCAGTCCCGGCTGATCCAGCCATACATACCAACCTTCATCCGGGTTTAGGTCTTCCAGGAACTTCTCTCTGAGCTTGTTATTTTTCAATGCTTTGATATCCATGATTTCCCTGTCCTTTCCTCAAGCCTGGTTCCTTAGCCATTCGCTAAATGTAACTACCTTCGCCGGGACTTCCTCTCCCAGTTCATTAAGATAGTTCTCCGCGCCCTCTATCGCTTCCTGCTTTATCCAAGGCGATCTCCTCTGTAACAGGCACTTGCAAAACAGCAGGGCATATTCCTCATCTGTAAGGTTCAAAGGGAAATACAGCCCGAACCGGTTCGCGGCCGACCGGTCTATCTGCTTCAACTTCCACTCGTTTCCGGCTAATCCATTGATAAGTACTTCGTTCTGGATCTCAGCTCTCCACTTCTCGAACTCAACGTCTTCGAAAAATCTTTTGATACATTCCAGTGTCATAATGTCTCCTTCCATCATCTTATGTGTGTGTTTATATTTCCTATTCTTCCCGGACTTCCCAGTCGAATTCATTCTCGATCTCTGTGTCGGTCTTCTCAGGATGTATCTCTGCTATCTCGTCGATAAGCTCTGTCATCCTCTCGCTCATGGCATCATATGCATCGTCGTAAGACTCGAAGCCTTCCTCCCAGTCACCGTCCTTAAGGTGCTCCGGATGCGTTATCTTGTAATACCAGGACATGTCATTCTCCTTTCATAATCTCTATTGTGTGTAAATGTTTATTCCCTGAATCCTAATCTGTACGCCCTGTTGTAGCACTGGTCGTAGGTCTTATGCTCTGCTATCACCTCTCCGCCTTCATAAGCCAGGGTGAAATCGTCGGTGTCCGGATCTCCGGTTATGATCACCTGATCCATAAAGAAGTTCTCCATCGTGAATTCTTCCATGACCGCTCCTTTCATAATCTCTAGTGTGTGTTTATAAAATGCCGGTCTTACTTCCCGGCTGCCAGCAGCTTCTACGTGGCTATGCCTCACGCAACCTACTACATAAGGTTGACCCAAGCCGGTTTTCCTCATCTTATAGATGGTCTGCCAGGCAAATAGGCAGCTTGCTAAACCGAAAAGCCCGTATGTGGCTAAGGATTTGCACCTTAAATGGTCAACTTGTACCAATATAACTGTCTGGGGGGGTTAACTACCTCAACCATACAATTTATTATTTGCGTCTACCTATTCCGCCACCACATATATATGTGTGTGTTTAAAAATGCCCTTGCCTACCGCACAAAACGCTTCGCATTTGTTTGTGTCTATGTTTTTTAATGTCTCTGTACGTCGAGACTGTCGCGCCCATTTCGGCAAAGAGCCCTTAAGGGTTGTGCCCCCGGACATGTTTTCTAGGGTAAAAACAGGGATCAACCGCATCCGGGGACACAGGTAAAGATGTTGATGCTGTGAAAATTGAGGGGATTCACAGCAGGAACAATGTGTTCCTAGGACTATTGTATGTCCTATACAGTCTCAATGTCAATAATTTTTGTGTTTTTAGGACGAATTATTATTTTATTCTGTGTGAATCTGTGATAACATCAAGTTACTAGGAGGGTAGCAATGAAAGATCGATTAAAAGAATTAAGAAAAATATTAGGTCTGACACAGCAAGAATTTGCTGATCGTATTGGTATAAAAAGAAACACTCTTGCCAACTATGAAGCTGGTAGAAATGTACCTATAGATTCTGTTTATCATCTTATCTGCCGGGAATTCAGTGTGAATGAATCCTGGCTCCGGACCGGCGAAGGTGAAATGTTCTCCAGCAGTCTCTATGACGAGCTGGACAAAGTGGTTGAGAAGTACCACCTGAATGACAAAGCCGGTGAGATGCTCCGGAAGTTTGTAGAGCTTCCCCCGGAAGACATGGAAGTAATCTATAACTACATGGAAAAAGTGGTGAATGCCATACTGGAGAAGCAGGCAGAGGAAGAAAAGACCGCGCCTGCCGCTTTTGGCATGACTGAGGATGAGATTCGGAAAGCCGGAGAAGAATATATGGACCAGCTCCGACTTGAAAAAAGACAGGCGGAAGGATCACTCCGATCAGAAGATTCTGGCTCAGAAGACGCAAGCTAAAGAATTAGGAGGTACATTATGCGTTTAAGAAATACTGTATTGATTTTATTGGCATGTATATCCTTTTCTTTTAGTACTTTTGCTTCGGAGTATGATTCTTTATTTGAGGAATATGGCATTGAAAGCGAGGAAGATCTTAAAGAAGCTTTGATGACATACTATGATATCAAAAACTTAATATACGGCGAAGATTATTATGAAGCTATAGATATGTACAGAATGGTTAAAGACGATTACGGTATATCTGATTCTGATGAGTTAGAAAACGCTCTTTACACTTATGAATATTTTGATGAAGCAATCAGCGAAGAAGGTCGCCCACGCTTAAGCAGCAGTCAGAGATTTGCATTGGAAGATTTGGAATCTGAGGTTTATGAACAAGGTGCAAAGGATAATACTAGAGATATTGCTTCTGGTATCGGCGTTATGATTATAGTTGTATTTATCGCATACGCGTTCAACTATGATAGGACGTAGGCAATAAAAAACCGCGGCGCTCATAACACCGCGGCTCATACCTAAAAATAGGTATACTGACCACTCCAACAACAGTATACCTTCTTTCTAAATATCAGTAAAGGAGGATTATATGGCAATTTTACGAGTAGAGCGCCACGGTCCCACATGGCGCTATATATTTGAAATGGCACCCGTAGACGGTAAAAGAAAGAAACGCTGCAAGGGAGGATTTCGGACAAAGGGAGAAGCATCAAAAGCCGGTCAGGAAGCTTTTAACCTGTATCTCAATTCCGGCACCGTGCAGAAGCCTTGCAACATGTCTGTAGCGGATTTTATCAATGACTGGTACCGGATGAACGAGAGCCAGTGGAAACCGGCAACAAAACGCGGATACCGGAAACAGATCGACAACTACATCATCCCGAAGCTTGGCCATTACAAACTAACAAGTCTCAATGCAAGAGCCATCCAGGAATTCATCAACGAACTTTTCAATGGCGGCATGTGCCGTGTTTCCGTAAGAAATGCTAAATCCAAATTAACAGCCGCTCTTGACTGGGCCGTTACCCTGGAATATATCAGATCCAATCCGGCAAAGAGCGTCAAGCTCCCATCGGCACGTGCAGTGCCCGAAAAAGAATCCGGCAGCAAACCTCACATTTACATCAACAAGGAAATGCGCGAACGGCTCTTTGACATGTACCCGGAAGATCACGTCATACACCTGACCTATATGCTGGGATACCGTGCAGGTCTACGTATCGGTGAAGCTCTGGGCCTTACCTTCTCTGATATCGACTTTGAAAAAGGCACTATCAAGATTGACCGTCAGCTTCAGCTCTTCGCCGGATCCCCTGGCGTATACATTACCAATCCCAAATATAACTCTAACAGAGAGATTAAGATCGACTCTGTTCTTCTTAGTCTCCTAAAGAGAAAGAGGATACAGGTTCTCAAGGAAAAGGCAAGATACAACGAATATTACACCAACTACTACCTGAAGGACGGGAAACTTGTCACGGAAGAGACTGACACCCTTATGGATCTTGTGTGCGTCAAGGAGAACGGAGAGTTCATAAAGCCGCAGTACGTAGAGTACTGGAACGTCAAGTTCCGTAAGAAGTACGGCTACGAAACCTTTAACTACCATTCCCTCAGAAAGACTCACTGCACAGAGCTTTTATCCAGAGGAGCAAACCCGAAGGACGTGCAGATGCGTCTTGGACATAAGAACATCCAGGTAACACTCCAGATCTATACGGAAGTCACCGGATCCATGGAAGACAAGTCTCTCAGGATCCTTGAATCACTTTAACGGAACCAATGGTTCCGTTTTTTTATTCCGAGGGAACCAATGGTTCCGTTCTTGAATTTAGGGAACCATGAGGGAACCATTTTGCCTTATTTGCCAAACCCATACTCATAGGACAGTCAAAGACCCTAGCAATTACGCGGTTTCTTGCCAGGGTCTTTTCCTTTCGTGTGGTCTTCTCATAAATAACTACGTTATTTAATCCTCTGTAATCAATCGAAACGTATAAACACCTAGAATGTATTGATATTACGCGGTTTTTTGAGGATGTATAAACGTAGCGTAATTTATCGTAATTCACAAAAACTCTAAATAATTATAGCGTAGGGAACCATGAGGGAACCATTGGAGCAAAAAAGAAGGCGGACATATATGTGTCCGCCTTCTTTTAATGCATCATCTTCTGAAACTGGTCCGCCATAGCTTTAAGCTGATTGAACTGCTGCTGCGACATCTGACCGTTTGACAGCATGTTCATTACAATCTGCTGTGGGTTTCCGCGGAATGTGTTCCTGAACTGGTTGAACTGGTTCATCATGTTTGTCATATTCCCAAAAGGTGTGTTATTTTGTGGAGTTTGGTTGAACTGTTGCCGGTTGAACAATGGATTCATTTACTTCTCCCTTCTTTAGTAGCTCGTCAATATATGCCTTCATTTCGGCTTTGGTTACATACTCCGGCTTTGGATCCGGAACAGTGACGGGCTTTGCGGTCCGCTCAGTAAAATCAAATATTCTCAGCGGCTGCGGTATTCCGCTCACATCTGTTGATTTGATATAGAACGTCTGTCTTTCTGAGTCCATCAGCCAGGCAGTCATTCCGGCAGGTACCATGTAACCACGTGCACCGGCTTCGCCCTGCACCCAATCAAAAACATTTTTGTTCTGGAAGGTCTGCGGCACCTGCTGTTGAGGCACCGGCTGCTGAACCGGATTGGTAGGAGCTGATGCTCCGTATGTCTGCCCGTTTAAATAATACGGATAATACATTATTTTTTCTCCCAGTAATAGTAAGGCACGCAATCCCCGGAGTCCCATGCATCATAGTAATCACCGTCGACGACAGTGATCACATGTGTTCCGGTACCGAGGATGTAAGTGCCTTTATCATTTTTCTTTGTGAATTCATTTACAGTCAAAAGACCGGGACACTCAACCCTGTGGTACCCTTTTTCCATTAGGTAAGTGCCCCAGACCAGGTTTGACGATGGCATATCGGCCATTTCAAGGCCCTTTACACATAAATCCATATAAACATCCGTCCAGGACATTTGAAGCGCCTTTCCGAGACTCCTGATTACGCAGTCACCCACTTTAAGGCCCAATGGATTAGGGTTGAAATATCTGTAGCTCATTTTACTTCAAGGATCCTCTGTGCTCCGGTCTCGTCGGAAACATAAAGAGCTCCTGCAAGGCTCGCTGCCTTTCCGGACTCCGGCTGGAAGTAGTACCACTTACCTTCGATCTCGCGCCATTCAGTAGCCATCCTTCCTTTATCGTCGAACCAGTACCTGTGTCCGTTGATATCCATCCATCCGTGAGCGTTTACACCTTCAGATAATCTTCTGTACCAGAATGTACCATCTTTTACCCATGTTCCTTTTTCCACTCCCGGCATTTTGTAGACATACTCTACATGTCCGATCTGTAAAGCTCTTGTCGGATCATTGCCGACAAACAGAAGCGCGTCACCGATCTTTAATACTTCCGGATTGGTGATATGGCCATCAACGATATTAACCGGTACCTCTTCGAATAAATCACTCTCGTAGATACCTTCCGTGTTAAGTGTCCACGGAAAAGCATAACCGCATTTCTCGTAGGTCTTAATTCCGGATGAGGAACAATCAGAGTAGTAATTACCGCCCTTGTACCTCACGTAGCAATATTCCCGTTTGCTTTGGCTGTAGATATTCCTGCCCAGTATAGACTTGTAATATCTTACAAAAGCTTCACGTCCGGTGTCTGACATCAATTTAAGACGCATGACTTTAATTATGCCCTTGCGCTTACCGTTATCAGCTTTGGAATTGTATCTCTGGTCGAGATATACATACATGTTCTTAAGCGAAGGTGTTCCGGAACCATGGCCGCATATGGTTATCTGCTTCTCTGTCATAAGTTTTCCCTCAAATAGCTTTAATTCCTTGAGTCTCCGTTTTTTGAGCGAGTCTAAATGCTTTCCACCTGCCACATCGTGTGTAGGCCAGTCGGCTATGATCTCAGCTCTTGTCCGTTTTCCATCATCCACAAGTCCTTTTATGGAACCGATGTTGTAGCAAAAAGACACAAGTGCATCAAATTCATTCTGCGTCCAGTGATAAACGTCGTCATAACGTTCCACCTTCCTTTCGTATGCCGGAAGATCTGACAGCAAAAGAGCTTCTGCCTGTGCTTTGGTTATGACCTGCCCCGGTTCAGCTCCTAAGTGGCCGTATCCTATAGAGTAATCCTTATAGTCCCAGTAAGCCTTCAGACAGCAGCCTTCAAACTCCTTTATCAGGTTTATGCCTATCTGGCTGGTCTTCATTCGTCTTCCTCTTCCTCTTCCGCAGAATTTTCTTTGTCATACTTTGCTTTGTAGTACTTGACCACCGCTCCCATAAAGGTATTGAGTCCGGCCATGGTAGCAAGTACCTGGTCTCTGCACGGGATCTCCCAGGCGACCATGACAACACCGATAAATGCCATAAAAGCAGGGAACCAGCATAAAGCAAAGTCTTTAAGAAAATCGTATTCTTTGTTTGTCATTTCGCCACCTCGTTTAATGCTTAGAAATTCACTATCTGTGTCTTCTGCATCTGTGTGTCTACCTCATGAGCATACGCATCCTGTGCAATAGACTGATTGATAACCTCTGCAACTACTCTGGGAAGTCTCAGCGGTACACCGCGCGGCACTGAGTACTTGACTCCGTTGATAGTCACATTAAGAGGAAACTTATATCTTTCACCGTCCTTAAAAAGCGGCGCATGGTCCACGTATTCCATAGGATCTTCTGCACTGGCTGCTGCATCTTCTGCGAGATTTGCATTAGTCTCTTCATCTTCTGTGAGATTTACATTAGTCTCATCTGTATTTTTCTTAGGCATATTTATTTTCCTTTCAACAACACCTACGGCCATTACGGCCGCAGGTGTTTTAAAATCAACCGTTATATGTGCAAGCGGTCTCGATTCTTACCATATAATCTTCTACAAGTCTCTCAGCTGTCTTTGTAGCCTTCCAACCGATTGTTGATCTCTGGTCAAGAGGGTCTGCTGTTCCGGCTGAGCCCTTCTGCTTCATGATAAGCTGAAGTCCGCCACCGGTGATATCTGTGGTACCGTAAGCATCCTTGGCGATGATAAGTGTGGAATAGATATCAATGTCGCCTGTTCCGACACCTTCAAAGATCTTTGCTTCTGTAGTCTCAACGAATCTTACACCGGCAATCTTACCGATCTCGTTGTTGTACATGTGCTCAGGTGAGGTATACTTCTGCCAGTCAACCCATGCAGGGTCGCTCATGAGGTCATAAGCTACGTCCGGATGAATGATACCCACATAATCACCGTTGATAGGCTTAGCGTTCTGTCTCTTTAATGTTCTGACAGCTGCTCTGACAGCCTTGACTGTGAGTGTATCAGATGCTGTGATAGCTGCTCTGTTCGCTCTCTCACCCTCGTGATACTGAACATTTGTACCACCATTGAGGATTTCTCTTACGATAGTATCAAGTGAACGTCCGGCCTGTGAGCCGATAAGCTGTGTAGCTTCGGTCTTGATATTATCAATGGCTGTGAGCTCCAGAAGGTCTGAAAGTGTCACATAACCACCGTACTGTTTAACCAGCGCAGTGATTGCTGATACATCAAGTGCCTGTCCGTCCGGTGTAACACCTTCGACAAGCTCGGTTGTGATCTTGGCGAGCGGCATGAACTGTCTGAACTCGATAGTCTTACCGGATCCAGCCGGGATAGGTCTCTTCTGACCAAACTGATCGTGTACAAGTTCTGCTTCAGCAAGATCGATTAGATAGTCTGAATAATAGGTCTTGATCTCGGGTGTGAGATGATTACCTTCAGTGTTTGATGTAGTTTTGTTGATAACATCAAACATACGAAGATTTAACTTATATCTGTACATATTCGCTCCTTACAAGCGGATAGCTCCTGACATTGAACGTCGAGCAATTTCCGCTCGTTCTGCTTTAGTGAGGTTATGTACATCCTTTGAAACATGTGCCGAAGCCTGTGAACCGATTGCGTTTTCTTTCGGTCTGCCACGTCTAGCGGCCATATCCTGGACCGTCGCCTGCCTTACTTCCTGGGCTGTGGTCTGCATCGCTCCGGAGAATATCTCCTCTCCGTGAACCGCGTAGAACGCTCTTTCCATGGATAAGCCACTTCTAAGGGCCTGTTCAAAATCAGGATTCTGCAATTCCTGGTCGAGGTTGAATGTCGGGAAGAGCTGCTTCAGGTTCTTGCTCTGCTGATCCCATTCATCCATCTGTCTCTGGATCTGCTGAGAGCGTTCTGCCTGCTGCCGCTGTTCACGATACATCCGGTTCTCACGTTCCAGCATGTCCCATTGCCGCTGCTCGTCGATAGTGCGTCCATTGGCTTCTGCACGCTCTGCATAAAGCATGTCGTCCTCTTCGAGTGCCTTTGTAATGGCTTCAATGTCCTTCGAGTCTTCGATTCCGTACTTGGTCGCCAGCATTTCCATTACCGTATTGGCAGCGCTCAGCTGCTTCTTGATCGGTGCATAGCGCTTGTTAAACTTTTCCTGGAAGCGATCCGAAAACCATTTGTCGGCTTCGTCCTTGTGGGAATTCATGTAATTGTCAAAGTCTGTACCTGCATCGACAGCGGCGACCTGTCCTTGACTAATGCCTTGACTAATTCCTTGATTATCGTTGACTAATAGTCCATTCGCCTGTGTGCCAGTGGCGGGCTGGCTTCCGCCTTCTCCTGCCGGTCCTGATGATCCTGCGGCAGCGCTTCCGCCTTCACCATCAAATAA